CACTGTAGATGAACTCCTGCATGCAGCCAGACACTTATATAAGTGGTCTGGAAACAAGAGGCGGACCAAACTAACAGAAACGCGATCACTGGCCTCATTGAGGTCTAATGTCACGTACTTACCCGTTGAGGACCCTAAAAGGGCACCAAAACGGTTGGGTTGTTGGTTTGTGAAGAACACATTGAACTTTGTCAGTTCGCTGCGTTCCGCATGACGGACTATCGCTCGACCTAAACCCTGCTGAATCCATTGGTAATCCACTGGTTCGCAGGATATGAGCCGAGGACCGCGAGAATCTTTCGGGACCAAAATGACTTTGGCCGGGAGATCCTCATCAGTTATTTTGGATAATTCCTTATAACTGTCACAGAAGTGGCCAAGCGACGCATAAAAGAACGCGTCCAACGGGTACACTTCAGTAATGTTCCTAGAGATATTCGTCCAACGAAACTTCTCCCAGAGCCGTTGCTTGGTAGCAACGACGCCGGGACCGTGACGGGGATAAATGTCCATAGGATCAAAAAAGGCAAACAAATCCGAAAGGAGATGTCTGGCTTTGCGCGCTATTTCTTCTTTCGATACTGCCTGTTTAGGGCAGCGACGAGTAGAGGGATAGCAAGGGCTACTAAAGGCTTGATATAAAATATCAAGTTCTTCAGAGCTAGTCTTAATGTCGTCTTCGGTTCTTTCGAACTTACTGACGACTCGTTGACACTGTTCATCCGTATAGGGCTCTTCATATTTGTAAAAACAAAGTAGAAGTTGCCTTAGTACTCTGATGATGTCGACGCACGGATTCGGAAGGACAGTTCCGTCTGAAGAGAAGACTTGAGAGAAAAACTCACCCAGAAACCTGGGCAGTTTTGTGTTGGGAAGCGCCGCAAGGCGCAACTTACCACAGTCAATCATTTCTTCCCCGGCTAGGGCCTTGTCAAGGGCCTTGCCAAGACGGGGCAACGCTACTGTGAAGTAGCGAGCACCTTCCGATAGAGACCTTCTACTCACTTGTTTAAGAGTGAGTCGAAG